CGGGTTTTACACCGGTTAATGGTCCCGTCTAGTGCCAAGGGGAGTACTTTCCTCTCTCAGCAATGACTCAGAGCCTTCCCTGTCGTCCTCTACGGCAGCACCTCTGTTAGTTCCTGTTAAGGAGCTCCTTGTGTACTAAATAGAGATAACCCTATTCAATGGCAAAAGGAGTAGTATGCGTACCCACATCACTGTGGCCCGCATCCTACAAAGATGCTACAACTAGTATGAAATCAAAATCAAAATTACAATATAACTTAATCTTAAAATACTTAAAGACAGTTACGTCTTTGAATGAAGTTAAGACAAAGCTAATTGGTCTTCCTGAAATTGACTCAATAGTACCCTTCTTCCAGAATTTTGAGAGAAACATTCAAAATAAAGGAGTTAGGGACACTATTGATCTCTACAAGTTATTACGAAGAATCGGACAGTGTATAGCTTTAAATACCGCATTCGATCCCCTTCCAAGACGTAAGGTTATCAGGGGTACAGAGATACCAGTTCTTTTAAAGGAACTGCTTCCCTTTCTCCAAGGTAACAGTATGTCTAAAAGGTTAGGCTTAACCGCCTTGAATGTAGTTAGCACTCTAAGGCTCCCACCCAGTTCTGACATTACTGCCATTACTGAAGCGGGGGTTGAGTTAAATCCCAACCTTCTTAATGAATTTAGATCTTTTGTCAAGAGATCGAAATTCCTAGGAAGGAATAAATGGATACGTAAAGTAAATACAAATAAGCCCATCACAGGTTACTTCTCATCAAAGAATGGTCCTAACGGTCCATCAATGAGGAGTTGTGACCTTGATGCCTACGCCCTATCACGGGACCCAGAATTAAACAAGTCTGTGGAAGCCCTTCTTCAAATCGGGGGTGACCCAGTGATAGTTCAAGTATTTATAGAGATGTCTAAAGCAACAGTAGGACTATCAGAGCATTATGAAAAGTTAAACCCCATCCAAGCGAAGATTTCTCAAATCGCTGAAGGTGGAGGTAAAACTCGTAATATTGCAATTATAGATTACTGGTCGCAGAATGCTCTCATGTTTATACATGATCATCTTATGCTCATCCTAAAGAAAATGAAACAGGATGCAACTTACAACCAAGAGGATATTTTCACTTTATCTCGTGATTATGCACTCAAGGCTGGTTGTTGCTACTCGTTCGATCTATCGTCAGCAACTGACAGATTTCCTTTGGCTCTACAAA